GTCAGGCTATTTGGACACTTACATTTCGCCTGAACAGGTCGCAATGTGCATGCTGCTCGTCAAAGTCGCACGTCTTAGTCAAACAAGTGACCATGACGACTCACTCCGAGATTTGTTTGGATACGGAATCATTTACGGAAAAATTGTTAGAGAAATGAGGGGTGAGGACGATGGCATTTAACATAAACGACTATGAAACGGTAGAGGTGCGTCTTGCTAAATTTATTGCTGAATATCCTGACTTTCGTATTTATACTGAGTTGCTTGAGTCTAGTGCTACGCGTTTTATTGTCCGCGCTGCAATATATCGTACGGAGCTTGACGCCCACCCTTGGGCAACTGGTCTTGCTTATGAGATGGTTACGGATAGAGGCGTCAATTCAACTTCTGCATTGGAGAACGCGGAAACTTCTGCTCTTGGGCGCAGCCTCGCCAATGCTGGATACGCCGCTAAAGGTAAGCGACCAAGCCAAACTGAAATGGCTAAAGTCGTTGCAGCGGAAGCTCCTACCCAAAGCTTTAAAGAGAAGCTAGAGCAACGTCAAAACATGTATGGCGCAGCGGGTAGTAAATCAGGTCAAATAGAAACTATTTTGCGAGATAGTTTTGCAGCTGATAAAAAGCCTGAACCTGTTGTGTGGTCGGTTGGTGAGGTTGTTGACGCAATAGGCAGTTCAACTCCTAACCCACCGCCTGAGTGCGAGCATGGACATACTCTTAAGCAGGGTATCAGCAAGGGTGGAAAAACTTATTATGGCTACGTTTGCAAAGGTAACGTGAAAGAACACGCCGTTTGGGCAAAACTCTCAGCAAATGGCAGATGGTTCTTTGAAGGGACTGAGTAATGGGCGATATGGAAATGATTGACTCAACTGGAGTTAGGGCTACATTTACAGATGATGGAGTTGTACTAGATGTAGTTCCATTGTCAGAGTGTTGTGAAATGTGTAATGACCCAAGGCTAATAACCATAGACGGTATTAAAAAATGCGTTGCCTGTGGTTGCATTAACCACATTGAGCTAAACCATCATGGCTGAACCAATCCGTCAGGTTTACGGTGATGGCAGAAAAGAAAAGTTGGTGGCTGATTGGTTGGCTGCCAACTTTCGTTGGGAATTGTATCCAACACCGAGATTTTACTTTATGGACTTTCTTGTTAATCAAATTAAAGAGGGTGGTTACGCAAATTACATTGGTGGTCTTGAAGTCAAATGGCTGAATAAGTCAATACATGATGAGGTTAAGTTTCCTCTGCAAAAGCTTCAAAAGATGTGGCTGACTGAACCTGTTGATGATGAGCCTCAAGCTTTTAACCGTATCTGCATTAGATATAACGACGGCGTATTGCTTGCCCCAGCTAGTGCCTTTAGGTATGGCAGACCTATTTATGGGCTAACTAGAGCTGATACAAATGAACATGATTTTAATGTTGTATTTACAGCTGCTAATGATTTAACTAGATACATAATAAACGCCGTCATAAATGAGTGATTTAACATGGGTATTCAAGTGTAATAAATGCGCTCAACCCATGCTTTTCCATGAATTAGCGGATTTTGATGCAGGTCAAGAACATGTAGTTGTTATGTGTGTTAAGTGTGAAAACGCAGGGGTAAAGGCTAGAATTGAGGCTATGACTGATAAATCAGTTGTCCGCTGCACAAAATGTGGGGCTTGGAAACTTGAAAGCGGCAGCTGTTACACATGCAGAAAGATCAATGTCCTGAATGTCTAGGATATAACACCAACACCATTAAAGCTGGTAGGGAGTATTTACATGACTGCAATAACTGTAAGCACAACTGGGTTGAAGGCTACGGATAATCATGATATTGATTGGGTTTACCAAAACAAGCTAAGAGAAAAATGGCTAAAAGATAATCCACAGGCTGTGTATATTGGTTGGATTTCAATATGAAATTTAAAGTTGTAGATCAATTTACGCACAAACTTGACAACGTCAGTACACTATCAGCAAGCGACGCGCCTTTAAGCGCGAACGCGAGCCGCTTTAGCGGATTGCTCGCGAGTTCGTTGCTGCTAGTTATTGGGGCAGCTCTTTGCTTAATGATATTTAGCATTAATTCTAAAACAATTGATTCCTCTTTAGCGTTATCTAAAAAGCCTGTTGTTATGATTTCATTTAAAGAATACGCCTTGTTAAAGATAGATAGTAAGAAGCAGTACAAGTGTTTGGCTATCTTGTATGGTAAAGAAAGTGCGTGGAATCCTTTAGCTATTGGTAACTTAGATGGTACGCATAGGGTGTATGGCATACCCCAAGGAAAGTCAGAGTATTTGAGTAGAGTTGATGGTTACAAACAGATAGACTGGGGACTGTCGTATCTAGCACACAAATATAAATTAGATAATGATGGTTATATTAATGCGTGTGCTGCATTAGATCATTTCAGGAAATGGAATTGGCATTAGTAAAAAAGCTTTAGGAACTGCCCGCTGGAAAAAGACTAGGTTATCTGTACTCATGCGAGATGGGTGGGTGTGTAGCTACTGTGGCACAAACTTAGATGAAACCAATGCAACAGTTGACCATATACAAAGCCGAGTTAGTGGCGGGGACATTTTCAATTTAGAGAACCTAACCTCAGCTTGTAGGCGATGCAATCAATCTAAAGGCGCACGAATTAAACCGCGTTTTTTAAGCCCCTATTCTACCCCCCCTGTCTTTTCAGGCGTTCCTCTCCCTGAAACGGTCATGACGAAGCCGCCAAGCCCCTTTGAGAAGCCATGACAAGCCATTTAAAGCCCAAACAAACTAAGGTTGACGTCGCGGGACGAGGGGCAAAGAAAAAACCGCTTATAGGGGCTGTAAAGCCTCGTATTCACACGCCTTTTCTAAAATCAGCTAGTAGATTGCCCGAAGTTGTAAAATTTTTGGAAACTATCAACATTAAATTGTTACCTTGGCAGGAATTTGTGCTTGAGGATATGTTGCGAGTTACAAAGGAAGGAAATTTTGCTAGACGTACTAACTTGCTGATAACCCCCAGACAAAATGGCAAGACTGAACTAGCTAAAGTAATGATCTTGGCTCATTTGTTCGTTTTCGGGTCTAAAAACATAATTGGCTTGTCCTCTAACCGATCTATGGCATTTGATGTCTTTAGAGCTGTTGCAAACACCATTGAGGAAAATGACGTGCTACTTCATAAGGTTAAGGCAATTAGATACACAAACGGACAAGAATCAATTACATTAAAAGACAATAGTCGTTATGAGATTGTTGCAGCCACTCGCGACGGTTCTCGCGGAAAACATGCAGACTTGTTATTTATTGATGAGTTACGAGAAATCTCAGTTGAGGGGTTTCAGGCTGCTGTTCCAACCACTAGAGCTAGACCGAACGCAATGAGTCTTTATTGTTCCAATGCGGGTGATGCGTTTAGTACGGTGCTTAATGATTTACGAAGTAAGGCAATGGAGTATCCAAGCCCTACATTTGGCTTTTATGAATATTCTGCTCCTATGTCTATTAGACAAAACTTGCACGACCGTAAATTGTGGGCAATGAGTAATCCCGCCCTTGGTCATACGATTTCGGAGGAAGCCATTGAGGAAAGCATTGCAACAAATTCTATTGAAGCTACTTTAACTGAAACGTTTTCGGTTTGGATTGATTCTCAAGTATCGCCTTGGACTTTTGGGTCAATTGAAGCTTGTAGTAATTCTGAACTTGTTTTGCCTGTTGGAGCAATGACGGTTATGGCTTTTGATGTTAGTCCGTCAAAACGCACAGGAAGCCTCGTTGCCGCCCAGATAGTTGATGGCAAGATTGGCGTTGGGTTAATGGAAACATTTAGCTCTGAAATTGCTATTGATGAATTAAAAATGACTCAAGCAATACATGATTGGGCTTTAAAGTACAGACCTGTTCAAATTGCTTACGATAGATACGCAACTGCCTCTATTGCACAAAAATTAGCTCAACAGGGTCATAAATTAGTTGACGTAAGCGGACAAGCGTTTTATCAGGCGTGCGGGGAACTTGCTGACAGTCTTACAAATTCAAGGCTTGTTCATAGCGGGCAACCTGAGTGGGTTCAATCAATGAATAATGCAGCTGCTAAATATAATGACAGTTCTTGGAGAATTATTCGCAGAAAATCCGCTGGAGATGTAACCGCCAGCATTTCAACCGCAATGTGCGTTCACTTGCTATCAAAACCAATTTCCGTTCCGATGATCTACGCATGACGGTCAAAAGTGATATAATTCTCTAATGGGATTTTTCCGAGATTTAATCAAGCCAGAATCTAAACCACAAATAACCGCGCAACTTGCTCCGCCTGTTGTAGCTGACCCTTTTAATTTTTATTCGCAATTTACTCCGTTCCAATCAGTAGGACGCGAGGAAGCGATTTCCGTCCCAAGCGTTATGCGCTGCCGCAACTTAATAGCCACAACAATTGGCACTATGGAACTAAAAACTTATTCCAAGGCAACTAAAGAGGAATTACCAAATTTACCTTGGGTTAATCAATTATCTAAATCAGCACCTAACACAATTATTTTAACCGCAATTGTTGACGCGTTATTTTTCTACGGAACTGCGTATTTAGAAGTAACTGAAGTTTATCAAGACGACAATCGTCCAGCGCGTTTTGATTTTGTTAATAACACTAGAGTTCAAGTTCAATTAAATAAATTAAACACTTTTGTAGATTTTTATACAGTTGATGGACGCGAAAGACCAATGGCGGGAGTTGGCTCACTCGTCACAATACAATCTCCCGTTGATGGAATTTTACATGCTGGCGCACGAATTTTAAGATCAGCAATTGATTTAGAAAAAGCTGCTGCAAACGCCGCTTCAGTTCCAACTCCAGCGGGAATCTTAAAAAATAATGGCGCGGACTTAGGTGAAAAAGAAGTTGCAGGTTTATTAGCTGCATGGCGTCGCAGTCGCGCAGAAAGATCAACTGCATATTTGACAGCGTCGTTGGAATATCAACCAACAGCCTTTTCACCAAAGGACATGACCTACAACGACTCAATTTTGATGATGTGTACTCAAGTTGCCAGACTTTGTAATGTTCCTGCTTATTATATTTCCGCGGAAATGAATAACAGCTTAACTTATTCTAACGTGCAAGACGAGAGGCGTCAGTTTGTAGCTCTATCCTTGCAACCTTACGTAAGCGCGGTAGAAAGTCGCCTCAGTATGGACGATCTTACGCCAGCCACACAATTTATAGCGTTTGACATGGACTCAGGATTTTTAAGAGCCAATCCACTAGAAAGATTAACTGTTATTGAGAAAATGCTTCAGCTCAATTTGATTTCAGTTGAGGAAGCAAGACAAATGGAGGAATTATCACCAAATGGAAATAATTAATTTTAGTGCAGATTTAGAGGCTTCAGAATCTCGCAGAATCATTGCGGGAAAAATTGCGCCGTACGGTAACGAAATTGGAAATACCTCAGTTGGCAAAGTAATTTTTGAGGAAGGTTCAATTGCAATAGATGAGCCTAAAAATGTTAAGTTGCTTTTAGAGCATGACCCAAAAATGCCAATTGGTCGCATGAAAAACGTAACTGAGGATTCAACTGGAATTTATGCTGAGTTTAAAGTTAGTAACACCACTAGGGGAACTGATAGTTTAATTGAGGCGGCTGAGTCGCTACGTTCTGGCTTGAGTGTCGGAGTGGAAGTATTAAAAGGAAAAAACAGTAACGGAGTGTATCGCGTAAGTGCTGCACGTTTAATGGAAGTTTCGCTAGTACAGGCAGCCGCATTTAAATCTGCTGAAGTAACTAGCGTTGCTGCGTCTGAAAATACAGAGGCAGTTTCAACCGAAACCAAAACAGAAAAAGAGGAAATTGTGGAAAACACAACTACTGAAACTGTTGCGACCGAGGTAGTAGAAACCCCAGCGGTTGAAGCTTCTCGTCCAACAGTCGCAGCACCTATTTACACAAAGCCACGCCTTGAGTTCACAAAGGAAAAATTCCTAGAGAATTCACTTCGCGCACAATATTTAAATGATGATGAGGCACGCCAATACGTTCGTGCAGCAGCAGACACAACTGACAATTCAGGTTTAATTCCTACACGTCAATTGACTGAAGTAATTAATCCATTATCAAACGCAGATAGACCGTTTATTGATAGCATTAGTTCAGCCGCACTTCCTGACGCTGGTATGACTTTTGAAATTCCAAAACTTACTCAAGTACCATCTGTTGCATTAACAGCAGAAGGCGCAGCACCATCTGAGCAAGATCAAAACATTTCCTTCTTGTCAGTAAATGTTGGCAAGTACGCGGGCAGCCAGAAATTTTCAGTAGAGCTACTTGACAGGTCATCTCCAGCGTTTTTTGCTGAGCTTGTACGTCAAATGGAATTTGCTTATGCAAAGGCAACTGATACAGCTGTTGGCAGCGCAATTATTACAAATGGAACAGATGGCGGAAACCGTACACTTACCGCCGCTAATATCCAAGACTTTATTTCAGATGCAGCAGTTTCAATTTATTCTGGAACTCTAGGTTTTGCTGAAAACGTTGTTGTTTCTCCAGAACAATGGGGCGCATTGATGGGATTAGTTGATGGTTCAAATCGTGCAGTATTTGTACAAACTATCAATCCTCAAAACGCTTCAGGAAATCTAACACCAACTAACGTTCGCGGAAACATTGGTGGTTTAAACCTTCGCGTTTCTCGCGCATTATCTGGAACAGGCGATAACTCAATTATCGTTCTAAATCCAACATCTTACACATGGTATGAGTCAAGCAAATATCGCTTGGAAACTAATTTGATTTCAACTGGTCAAATTGAAGTTTCTTATTATGGTTACGGCGCAATTGCAACTAAGGTTGCTGCTGGAGCTTACAAGTGGATGGTTGCATAAACTTTCCTTCATAGGAATCACCTGTTAAGGGGCGTTGGAAGCCTTCGCCCCTTAACTTTTAAGAAAGGCAAACAATGGCAGCTACATACGTTACCGAAGCCGAACTTAGAGCCAATTTACAATTAGGCACTTTGTATTCTGCGCCAACGGTTGAGGAAGTCTGTCAGGCTGCTGAAAATATAATTAAAAGTTATTTGTGGTTTAATGATTACAATGTTATTGCTAGAGAGTGTACAACAACACTAGCCACAATTTACACAGATACAATTCATGATATACAACTTGGGCAAATTGTAACAGTAGAAAATGTTGCTGCTCATTACAACGGCGGAAATAAAACGGTTACCGCTAAAACAGATTATTCAATTTCTTATGTAATATCTCATAATGCAGCAGAAACAAAAAGAAATGTTAGACCTTACGGAACCGTTGCAGCCCCAACAAATGTTGACTATGCAACAATTCCTGAAATAAATTTGGCTACCCTTATGGTGGCGACTGAAATCTGGCAAGCCAAACAAGCAGCAAACGGCGGAGCATTAGACCCAAATTTTCAACCATCACCTTTTAAAATGGGCTCAACAATGATAGCAAAGGTCAGAGGCTTAATTGCGAACCACTTAGCTCCCAATGGACTAATAGGCTAATGACAGTTGCCGTTACAACTCTCAGAGCTTCCATTGCGTCCGCGCTAAGTAATGCGGGGGTGTGGGACACGTTCTCTTATGTGCCAGCCACACCCACCGCCAATAGCGTTGTTCTCAGGTATGCCGACCCAATGCTTGAGCCAAACAACAATCAATATAATGTTGGGGCAAAAGCAAACTTTACAATAACTTGCATTGTTCCAATGCTAGACAATCAAGCTTCATTGATTGCGTTAGAAAACATGGTTAGCGCAGTATTTTTAAAACTTGTTGCGTCAAACATTAAATTTAACGTTGAAAGCGTATCTGCGCCGTCGGTATTGCAGGAAGCTCAAGAGATGATGGTTTCCACAATTAATATAAGCACACTAACAACTTGGAGTTAAACAATGACACTTACAGATGAGGACATTGCCTTTCTTAAAAAGATCGGTCAAATAGCAACACAAGACAAGCCAAAACCAACAATCACCAAGAAAGACGAGGAATAATTCATGGCAACGTTTTTAAATAATAAGGTTGGATTTAAAGTTAACTCTGTTAACTTGTCTGACCACGTAACAGCTTTTACCCTTAACCGCGTTCTTGACCAAATTGAGATCAGCGCGATGGGCGACACCGCACACAAATACACTACTGGGTTAGCAGCTGATACAATAACCGTATCATTTCTAAACGATGATCTAGCTTCAGGCGCAGGTTCAGTAAGAGCTACACTACAAGCCGCTTTCGGTACAACAGTTGCTTTCCAAGCAATTCAAGATACTGCCAGCGCGGTGTCCGCAACCAACCCGTTATACAGTGGTACGATTTTAATTGACAACTTTACCGATATTAATGGTGCTGTCGCTGATATAGGCATGGTAGATTTAACGTTTACATGCAATAGCAAAACAGCGTACGCAACCACTGGTACTTGGTCATAACAAAGGACTGAAATGATTAAACTTAAAATAACCAAGGCTTCAGGTGACGTTTCTGAATATGAAATTACACCTGTTATTGAGTTCGCGTTTGAAACTCACTTTAAAAGTGGTTTTCATAAATATTTTAGAGATGAAGAAAAACAAAGCGCGGTCTATTGGTTGGCTTGGGAAGCTGAAAGGCGCAATGGCGTAACTGTTGTGCCTTTTGGTGATAAGTATTTGGAGCAGCTTGTTAAAGTAGAAATTCTTGACGCTGACTCCCCAAATGGATAACGCGGGATTCCTTTCACTACCTCGTTGCTAGGTTAGCAATAACAACAGGACTTCCGCACCAAACTTTTATTGATATGGACAGGGATTTGTTAAAGGCAACTTTAGCGGTTCTCAAAGACGACGCAAAGGCTAGGGAAAATGCCAGCAGAAATAAAAGGTTTAATTGAGCTTCAAAAAGCTCTTAAAGATTACGCCCCTGCCCTAGCTGTGCAACTGGACGATCAAATGGCTGTTGCCCTTGGTGGCGTAGTTAAGAAAGCCCAAGATTATGTGCCTAGCAATTCGCCTTTAAGCAATTGGAATTACAGACGACGATCTGAATTCTACTTTGATGCTCAAGATAATAGATTGAGAAAGTTCCCTTTATTTAACGCGGCAACTGTTGTAAAAAATATTAAATATAGTTCAACACCACGCAAAACTAATAGACGTGGATTTAAAGCTGTTTATTACATAATTAACAAATCTGCTGCGGGTGCTATTTATGAAACAGCTGGTAGAAAAAATCCTTCAGGTCAGCCTTGGGTTGGTCGTTTAGGCGACCCACGTCAAAAAGATATTAGTCGTTCAAACAACCCTCAAGCGGGTTCAGATTTTATTCAGGCAATGGGTGAGTTAAAGCAAGGCAACATAGAGAGTTCTACAAAGCGCGGTCGTTACATGAAAGGTCGGTTGATCTTTAGAGCTTGGGCTGAGGACGGTGGCAAAGCTAACGCAGCCGCTTTAACTGCTATTTACAACGCTAACGAACAATTTAAAAAGAAACAATATTTTAGGAAGGCGTCACAATGAGTATAGTAATTGATATTGCCGCGCAATTTACAGGCAAGAAAGCATTTACTCAAGCTGAGAACGCTGCCGATAAACTGGCTAGAAACGTTAAACAAGCTCTCATTGGTGTCGGTGTTACCGCTTTTGCTAAGTCAGCGGTTAGTGCGTTTGCTGCTCAAGAAAAGCAACTAGCACTCTTTTCAAACTCGCTACGCAACATAGGTTTTGAGTTTGCAACCTCAGACTCACTAGCATTTTTAAACAGTTTAAAATTACAATATGGAGTTGCAGATCAGCAGTTAATTCCTGCATACCAGCAATTACTAACCACAACCCGAAGTCTTGCAGCCTCACAAAACCTTACCAACATTGCATTAGATATTGCTGCTCGTCAAAACATTAGTGTAGTCCAAGCCGCAGACGCTTTAAGCAAGGCTTATCTAGGAAACACAAAAGGCTTAAACGGATTAGAATTAGGTTTAAGCAAAACAACCCTTGCTTCAGGTGATTTTGCTTTAATCCTAAAAGAGATAACTAATATTACAAAAGGCGCAGCTTCAAGAGCAGCCGATACTTTCTCTGGCAAACTAGCTAAGTTAAAGGTTGCAGCCGACATGGCTAGAATCAGTATTGGCGCAGGTCTTGTTGAAGCAATGATGCGTATTAGTGGCGCAACAGATATAGACCAATTACAAACAAAGATTATTAATTTTGGTGAATCTACTTCCCAAGCGTTAATTAGAATAGGGCAGTTAATAAAAGATAACATTGTTTTGGTTAAATCTTTTGCAGCTGTGTTACTTGCTGCCTTTACAATTAATAAGATAGCCGCTTTCATAACAGCATTAGGAACAATTGTTAAAACTGTTAAAGTTCTTAGAAACGCTTTACTAGCTTCAGCAATTGCTAGGAACTTCCTGTTTAGCCCATTGGGTGCAGCTGCTCTAACTGCTGGCATGTTTGCCGCTATTGGCTTAATGATTAAAGGCGTTGACGCAATTAGTGAATCTGCTACTAAAGCAACTGGAAACCTACAAAGCATGTTTGCCGCTGGCGGTTCAATGGCTGGAGGCGATCAAGGCGGTGCGGCTAAATTCGCCGAGGGTGCAGCTGCTAGAGCTGCCAAGGAAGCCAAGGCTGCCGCACTTGCCCAATTAAAGGCAACTAACGCACAAACTAAGGCAATTAGAGATCAAGCAAAACTTAAAAAAGCTAGTGGCTTGCTGGATATGCAACAAATACAGATCATGGCTGCATTGCAAAATCAATTAACCGAGGACGAGAAACTTAGACTATCTTTACAAATGGCTTTACTTTTAGAAAACGCAGACGAGGCAGACCGTTTAAGTAATAAACTTGCTCTTTCGCAATTACAAACAACAGGTTTAGCAAGAGCAATTCAAAATTTACCACCTGCGCTAAATCCTTTATTAGATTACCCTGAATATATTAACAAAGCCATAACCGATATTTCTTTAATACAAGACGCATTAGATAAACTTAAAGCTCCTGTTCTAACCGTTCAGGTCAACACCGTCAATACAGGCGGTGGCGGTGGTGGTGGCGGTGGCGGTGGCGGTGGCGGTGGTTCACCAATTGTTCCAGTTCCTTTTGCTGGCATACCATTAGGCGGCGATATTGGCGGAGCAGCAAAAGCTTTAGAATACGCTGCAAAAAAGAATCAAGTTACATTAAATACACAAATGCCTGACTGGCAAAGTTATCGCGCTGGAGAACGTGAAACAAAAGTTACTGTCAACGTTCAAGGCAATGTTATTTCTAACAGAGATTTAACTGACTCATTGCGTATGGGATTACTTGACTCAAGTGCCTCAGGTTCATTTACTCTATCCAATAGAGCTACCAGAGGCGATTAATGGTTTTACCTGCAACGCTTGACATTTCTTTAGATTTCTCGTCGGGAGCTACCTTCGGCATTGGGCTTACCCTTGACGACCCTGTTAACGGTTTGTTAGATACAGGCATTTTGGCAGAATCAACAACTCCTTCACTTATAGCTGATCTCACACCAGAGGCAAGACAAATTAGCATTAGGCGTGGACGTAACTTAATTAGAGATACTTATGAAGCTGGAAACGCTACGGTAAGAATTTATGACCCCAACGGAAATTTTAACCCGCAAAACACTAGCTCTCCTTATTACGGTCAATTAACTCCTTTAAGAAAATTAAGAATTTCAGCCGCCTACGCTGGAACAACTTATTATTTGTTTAGTGGTTATACAACAGATTACGTTTATTCTTACGACCAAGGCGAAAATGTTGCTTATGTGGACATAAATGCTACTGATGCGTTTAGGCTTTTCAACTTAGCAGCTGTGACCACAATAGCGGGACAAGCCAATGGACAAGATACTGGCACTAGAATTGACAAGATTTTGGACACCGTAGATTTTCCTGTAAGCATGAGATCAATTTCAACAGGAGATTCTTTAACCCAAGCTGATGCTGGAAACTCTAGGACTTCATTGTCAGCAATTAAAAACTGCGAGTTCTCAGAGCAAGGGGCATATTATGTCAGCCCTTCTGGAAACGTAATATTTAAAAACAGGTCAGAGGTTATAGGTAGCGCAGGAAACACACCTATTGCATTTAACCTAACTACTGGGATTCCTTACAAAAACGTTAAGTTTGCCTTTGATGATAAATTGATTGTGAACCAAGCAAACATCACTCGCCTTGGGGGTGTGACGCAAGTTTTTATTGATGCTGATAGTGTTGCGACTTACTTTCCTCACTCAATCACTAGCTCTGATTTGGTCGTTCAAACTGACGCTGAGGCAGCCAATATTGCTGCAATTTATGTCAGTACAAGGTCAGACACGACCATTAGAATAGACGAAATGAGCATTGACTTACTTGATTCAAATGTCCCAACCGACACCATTTTGGGCATGGATTATTTTACAAATGTTCTAATTACAAACGTTCAGCCTGATGGTTCTACTATTGAAAAAAACCTTCAGATTCAAGGAGTCGCTTGGGACATAACACCGTCGTCTTGGATTGGACATTTCAGCACCCAAGAAACCTTGGTTGATGGGTTAATTTTGGACAATATTTATTATGGTCAGTTAAATGACGATATACTTAGCTACTAGGGGGATAAAAATATGGCAGCAGGATTAGGTTTTAAAACGTTTGCAGTTGGTGAAGTTCTTTCCGCCGCAAATGTCAACGGATATTTAATGCAGGGAGTTTTAGTTTTTGCTAATGCGACAGCTCGCGACGCAGCAATTACTTCTCCACAAGAGGGACAATTTGCATTTACAAAAGACAATGATTCTTTATGGTATTACTCAGGAAGTGCGTGGGTTAGCTCAGGCGCAACTGGCGATATTGAAGGCGTAACCGCTGGAGTCGGAATAAGCGGGGGTGGCACATCGGGTACAGTAACAGTTACAAACTCAATGGCAACAGCAATAGACGCCAAGGGTGATTTAATTGCTGGTACTGGCGCAGATACTTTTGACAAATTAACAGTTGGAGCAAACAACACAGTTCTTACGGCTGATTCCTCAACAGCAACAGGATTAAAATGGGCTGCTGCTGCTGGTGGTGGTGGAATGACTTTAATTCAAGAAACTGTTGCAAGTTCAAATTCATCTATCACTTTTGGAAGCATACCAGATACCTATAAAGATTTACAGTTTGTGTGGCAAGGTGTACAAACAAGCGATACCAGTATTTTTAATTTGCGTTTTAATAATAACTCTAATTCAATTTATGAGCGCACACAATTCCAATTGGAACAAACAAGTAGTGCGGTTGCTACTGGTACTGCTGGGTCTGAAGTAGGTGAAATTACTTTTGGTTATTCTGCCACAGAGGCTAATTTTTACGGAAGTGCTCACGGCAGGATGACAATATTTAATTACGCTTCAACTTCAAAAGTAAAATATTATGAAACACTTTACGCTATGAGAACATCAAACAACAATAGATTTTTTGTTTTTGTTGTTCAAGGTAGTTTTAATACTACAACCGCTATAACCTCGCTTGATATTTTTAGGCAATCGGGTAGTGGCACAATTTCTAATCTTTCCAATTCGTCAATTCGTCTATTTGGAGTATCATAATGAAAAAAATAATTAACTGTGAAACAGGTGAAGTAATAGAGCGTGAATTAAACGCTGAGGAATTAGCACAACAAGAAATTGATGAGGCTGATTTTGCTGCTAAAGAAGCAGTAAAACAAGCCGAAGCCCAAACGAAGGCTCAGGCTAAGGCAGTATTACTTGAACGCTTGGGTTTGACCCAAGAGGAATTTAATACTCTCACAGCATAATCTTGAGAAATTGTGTCTAAATGAAACCATGGTTATCAAAAGCGGCTGCTCAGTTACGCAATCAGGTAGATGATTCTTACAGAGATCGCCAGCGCAAAAGTGATGGGTGGATTGCTGACGATCATCACAAACGTAGAGGTAAAAGCGATCACATACCCGACGCGTCAGCCAACTTTGTTGTTAGAGCAATTGACATTGACGCTCGCCTTTCTGACGACAAACGAGCTTCAGCATATTTGGCAGATCAGATTAGACTCTACGCTAAACGTCATGGACGTATTCATTATGTAATTCATTTAGGCATGATTGCTTCGCCAATTCTAAATTACAAATGGCGTCGCTATCGCGGCTACAATTTGCATAACCACCATATTCACCTTTCTTTCCGCAAGAACCAAGATAACAATTCTGAATTTTTTGATATACCACTACTAGGGGGCAAACATGAATAGCAAGTTATTGGCTGCAATTAACTCATACGGACGAAGTGCGTTTGTATGCTTAGCAACTGTATATGTAACAAATCCTTCAGGTTCTTTTGATGATATTTGGAAAGCATTTTTAGTAGCTTTTCTTGCCCCTATCCTTAGAGCTTTAAATCCTGACGACTCAGCATTTGGCATAGGCAGTAAAGAGTAATGTCAGCCCTTGAGTGGGCTGGCTTTGCTGCTGGAATTACCACCACATTAATTGGAGTGCTGGCTGGCTTACGCTGGCTAGTAAAAGGTTGGCTGAACGAGCTTCGCCCCAATGGCGGCTCAAGCATGAAAGACCAGTTGACCTCATTACAACAAGAAACAACACGCCTTTCAGATCGCATTGATGAGCTGTTTATTGTCATTAGCAGGAAGTAAAATAAACCTATGGCAACAAAGCGTAAACCTAAAAAGAAAGTAGCTAAAAGACGCAGGACAACTAAAGAGCCTGTTCTTACTAAGCTAGATTATTGGGCTATCGCAGCCAATGAAGTTTATATGGCTTGCCGAAAAGCAAACATGGACGAAGGCACAGCTCTAGCGTTTGCAATGGATAGGTCTAGTTATCCTGATTGGATTGTTGATACAAAAGATCCAATTAAAAACCCATTAGACGACTTTGACGAGGACGAATAAAGTTAAGCGAATTGTTCTGATTTCAGACTTACAAATTCCATACCATGACCCAATTGCAACTAGAAACCTTGTACGCTTTATTGCAAAATGGAAACCGCACCAAGTCGCAACGGTCGGAGATGAAATTGACCTCCCTCAGCTCAGTAAATGGGAACGCGGATTGGCGGGTGAGTTTGCTGGGACACTTGACAGAGATCGCAAAGTTACTAAGCAAGTCCTCTACGACTTACAGGTAACAGATATGGTCAGGTCAAACCATACTGACCGATTATGGAATTCAATCAAAACTAGGTTGCCAGCCTTTGCTTCATTGCCTGAATTAAAGTTTGAAAATTGGCTTGGCTTGCCTGAACTAGGTATAAAATTTTGGCGTGAACCTATGCCGATTGCGCCTAACTGGATTATCCTTCATGGTGACGAGGGGCAGGTATCCCAAAAGGGTGGTCAAACAGCCCTAGGATTGGCTATAAGGCATGGTAAGAGCGTGGTGTGTGGACATACTCATCGCGGGGGTTTAGCCTCTGTTACAGCCTCGTCAGGGGGCAAAATAGGGCATACCTTGTTTGGTCTTGAAGTCGGAAATTTAATGTCGTTTTCCTCTGCAAAATACCTAAAAGGGGGTAGCGGCAACTGGCAGCAAGGATTTGGCATTTTATACGTAAAGAACAAAAAGGTTGCGCCTGTATTTGTGCCTATTGAGAAAGATGGCAGCTTTATAGTTGAGGGTAAAACCTATGGGTAGGCAGACCGATTACGAGCCTAGAGATATTGACGAACAGATTGACGCCTTTGATGAACTGGGGCTATTGTAACAAAAGCGTTATAGAACACGCCCAAGGCTGGGGTTGTAAATGTCAGCTCTAAGCCTCATGCTTTTCCTATCCAAGTTAACGGAACTTGGTCTAACGGAAAGGCTTTAAATGAAAACCAAACATGCTAAAAACTTAGCTAATGTACAATTAAATCCATTGGACTTTGAAAGATTAACTGAAAGTCAAATGGAGTTCAAAGGTCAAAACTGGGAAGTACAGGAATTTCGCTTTGACCAAGAAATGAACTTTAATCATGAGTATATTTTTTGGACTGAAAGCTACGCAGCTCTTGTTCTTGCTACTCACTTTCTTGACCAAGTAGGTCACACCTATTCAATCGCTTATGACAGCGCAGTTGAGATGTATTGCTTTACTACCGACTATGCAAGCTCTTGGACAAACTAATGACAATCAACGGACTAACGGTTTTGTGGTTTATGATTGCAACTGGATTGCTTTCTTGGGCTGTCAGCTTATGGCATAAGGAAATCTACAATCAGGGTTACTGGCGGGGCAGGGCGATAGGTTGGGAATCACACCGACGATTAATCAACATACAAAAACAGTCAGATGAGGTATTTGACTATGAAAAGAACTGAGGAACTGCTCAATGAAATCCACACAACGCTTGCCGATAGAGGCAGCATTTACGGAAGTCCAGAGCAAAATCACCGACGAATTAGCGAACTCTGGTCAGGCTATTTGGACACTTACATTTCGCCTGAACAGGTCGCAATGTGCATGCTGCTCGTCAAAGTCGCACGTCTTAGTCAAACAAGTGACCATGACGACTCACTCCGAGATTTGTTTGGATACGGCATTATCTA